GAAGAATATGAAAAACAACGAGAACAAGCACAACGAAGTAATGCTTTAAGAGGTAAAAGAAGGTAAGATAGAAGAAATATTTTAATTCTGATAGCAAGTGGCTAATTATAATATTGATATTGGTGTAAAAGTACAAGCTCAACAGTTAGAAAAATTTAATATAAAGCTTTTAAGAACAAGTAAGTTAATTGATAATGCAAATAAATCAATAAAAAACTTTGAAAAAAATAATTTATCTAATGTACGAAGTATTAATGGAGTTAATGAAGCATT